TATGGCACTAATTAAAGATTATGAATTACCAGGAACTGGAGTAACTGTACCAAATGCATATCACGTAGTTACAAATGTAAAAATTGAAAAACGAATGGCAGACTTCAAGCCACCTGTTGATAATTCTAGACCCGATGGTTTAACACCAATGGATAGAAGCGCAGGTACGGAAGTATATTGGGCAGCGGGATATACAGCAGAAATAGCAGTTACAGTTTGGAAAAATAAAGAAGCAAGAGATACTGAAGCAAGGCCGATAGGATTTGTAGGAACAAACCCAAGTGATAATGCACATAACGCAAGTATTGGTACACCGGGTATGGACCACAAATGTAAATTTATGTTAGAAGTACCATCTGAATTGGACCATATGGCACAAGCATATAGGCATTTATTAACTACGGATTATTATAGTGGTTCTTTGGAAGTTTAATTAAAATAGTTACTTTTTCAAAACAAATATATTTATATTATATAAACAAAAATAAATAAAAATTCAATATGGCATACACATACACTTGGAAATTGAAAAGCCTTAAAAAACAAAATACCGAATTGTTTGAAAATGCAATTGTAGGTACTCAATGGAGAGTAACGGCAACAGCAGAAGATGGAACAGAAGGTAGTTTTGATGGAGCAACTCCATATAAAGTAGTTGATGCAAACGCTGATGGATTTATTGATTATCAAGACTTATCAGAAGATATTGTTCTTGGTTGGATTAAAAATACTGTAAGTGGTTCAGCAAGTACAAACTATTGGCCTCATATATCAGAGCAAATCCAAAAGCAAATAGATACTAAACGTAATGTTATTCTTGAAGTTAATGATTCGGATTTCCCATGGTCACCAACTTCTGGTAGTACGGCACCTGGATCACCCGCTCCACTTTAGTTTATAGTAAAAAAATAATATTAAAATGTCCAAAGCACTTATTTATAAAGAAATTTGTGTTTTGGACATTTTCTTTATATTTATATGTGTAATTTTGGTATAATTCCAAAACTACATTTAAAATAATAATTGAAGAAATAAAATGGCAGAAAGAATTGTATCACCTGGCGTATTCACAAGAGAAAACGATTTATCATTCTTACCTCAAGGGGTTGGTGAAATCGGCGCCGCATTCATAGGACCTCTAAAAGAAGGACCTTCATTCATACCTACAATAGTAAGAACACAATCTGATTTCGAAGAAGTATTCGGAAAGGTTGATGGTACTTATTATACTGAGTATGCTGTACAAAACTATTTAAGAGAAGCTGGTCAAGCAACTGTAATAAGAGTTGGCGGTACTGGTGGATACACACAAGCAGCACCTTTAGCAATTTTGGCTAGTGGTAGTTTGTTTGGACAAAAAATAGTAGGTGTATTACATAGTACATTAAATGGTCTTAGTTACCAAGCAATTCCATCAACTGCAAGTATTGTTGATACAATCGGTAGTGGTTCATTTACTATTAAAGGTAATGAATACAATGGAACAACTGGTATTGCAGCATCAATATTACCATCCGCTACAAATGATTTAGCAGATGTATTTGGTGAATCACCATTTGGAGCTAAAAATGCATACGCTTACAAATATTTTGAAAAATTAGCATCTACATTTACACATGGTGGAGTTTCTGGACTTATATTACCAGCACAAAACTATACACAAGACGCAACAGCTGCAGAAACTCCAATTATTAAATCTCAATTAATTAGTGGTGATAGATATAGCTTATTTAAGTTTGTAACTTTAGGTGATGGTACAAATTATAATCATAAATTTAAAGTAGCTATTTCAAATGTTAAAGCAGCTGGTGAAGATGGAGCAACTGATTATTCTACATTTACTGTAACTGTTAGAAGATTTGATGATACTGATAAGAGAAAAGTTGTATTTGAAACATTTGCAAACGTAAACTTAGACGCAGCTTCTTCTAACTATATTGGTAGAAGAATTGGTGATAGATATTATACAATAGATAATGATGGTAAAATTACCGAAAATGGTGATTACTCAAATCGTTCTAAATATATAAGAGTAGTTGTAAACGATGTAAACGAAGGAATTGCAGGACCTGGTTCTTATCCAATTTCAGCAGCACCATTCGGACATGCAGCTTACAATAACCCAATCAAAACAAATAATACAACTCAAGATTCATATGTACCTGCAGTAACGTATCAAACTGGTTCAGCTAATAATACAGCTGGTTCACCAATATACTATGGTGGTTTCGATTTTGAAACAACTGGTGTGGCTATGGATAATCGTATGTATTTAGCACCTATTCCTGTTGGAGTTACTGTTGGAGCAAACGTTGATTTCGCATTTGATTCTCAATTAACTTATCAAATGACTGGTTCTAACTCTGTAGATATGAGTAAGAGACAATTTATGTTAGGTTTCCAATATGGATTTGATGGTATGAACCCAACAACTAAGATTAACTTAGGAGCTGATATGGTACAAGCAAATTCGCAAGGTATGGATTTATCAACTTCAGTATCAAATGGTACTTTAGGATATTTCAAAGCAATTAACGCTATCTCTAACGCAGATGAATATGATATCAATATGGTTATCACACCGGGTATCATCAGAAGCTTACACCCTTCAGTTACTACAAAAGTAATTGATATGGTTGAAGATAGACAAGATTGTTTCTATATCGCTGACTTTACCGAAATTGGAGCATCTATTTCTGAAGTAACAGCGCAAGCAAATTCAGTAGATTCTAACTATGTTGGAACTTACTATCCTTGGGTTAAAACAATTGACACAAACACTAATAAGATATTATCAGTACCTCCTTCAGTATTACTGCCGGCTGTATTCGCTAGTAACGATAGATTAGCAGCAGAATGGTTTGCACCTGCTGGTTTAAATAGAGGTGGTATCACTGGAGCAATAAGTGTATTAAATAGATTAACACACGCTGAAAGAGATACTCTTTATGAAAACAAAGTAAACCCAATCGCTTCTTTCCCTGGACAAGGTATCGTAGCATTCGGACAAAAAACATTACAAGATAAGGCTTCAGCATTAGATAGAATCAATGTAAGAAGATTATTAATTGTATTGAAGAAGTTTATCGCATCTACATCTCGTTATTTAGTATTCGAACAAAATACTGCAACAACTAGACAAAGATTCTTAAACACTGTTAATCCATACTTAGAGGCTGTACAGCAAAGACAAGGTTTGTACGCATTCAAAGTTGTAATGGATGAAAGTAACAATACACCGGATGTGATTGATAGAAACATATTGGCTGGACAAATTTTCTTACAACCTGCTAAGACGGCGGAATTTATCGTAATAGATTTCAACATCTTACCAACTGGAGCAAGTTTCTCAGCATAATATGAAAATAAACAAAATTAATATTTATTAATACAAATAAAAGGAATACAAAATGGCAGAAATATTAGAATTCGATAAAATGTTCTATACGAACTTCGAACCAAAGATGAAGAATCGCTATGTAATGGAAATTGATGGCATTCAGTCTTACTTAGTTAAAGCAGCAGCTAGACCTACAATTCAATTTGAGGTAATAACTTTAGACCATATCAACGTAAAAAGAAAGTTGAAAGGTAAAGGTGAATGGCAAGATATAACAATCACATTGTTTGACCCAATTGTACCTTCTGGGGCACAATCGGTAATGGAGTGGATTCGTTTATCACATGAATCTATCACTGGTAGAGATGGATATGCAGATTTCTATAAAAAAGATTTAGATTTCTATATGTTAGGACCAGTTGGTGATAAGATTGAGCAGTGGAAAATTAAAGGAGCATTCATCTCCCAAGCAAACTTTGGAGATGTATCATTCGATTCTAACGAACCTGCAACAATTGAATTAACATTATCTTACGATTACGCAATTCTTGAATTCTAATCTAAGACTAATAATAAAATTAAAGGGATATCATTCAGTTGGTATCCCTTTTTTATTTCCAATTTTTTAAAATCTATGTATTTATATATACAAACTTAAAAACAATTAATGTTATGGCAGAAATGGCAAATGTGGAAAATTTACAATCACAACCTGTAAGTGCACCACCAAAAAGAGAATTTGAATTCCCAACGGAAACAATTGAATTACCTTCTCAAGGATTAGTTTATCCTGAAGGACACCCACTAAGAAAAGGTAGTGTAGAATTAAAATATATGACAGCTAGAGAGGAAGATATCCTTGCATCTCAAAACCTTATCAAAAAAGGAGTTGTTTTGGATAGATTATTTGAATCGGTTGTTGTTGAGCCAGGTATAAATTGTGAAGATATTTATACTGGAGATAAAAACGCAATTCTTTTAGCAACTCGTATTTTAGGATATGGAGCTGACTATGCAGTTGAAATTACTGACCCTTTTAGTGGAGAAAAACAAGAAGTAACTATTGATTTATCTGCAATCCAAACCAAAGAAGTTGATTTTTCTAAATTAAATAGTAAAAATAGATATGAATTTACACTACCTTCAAATGGTAAAAACATTGAATTTAAATTATTAACGCATAAAGATGAAGTTGATATTGCAAAAGAAATTCAAGCACTAGAAAGATTAAATAAAAATTCAGCATTAGCATCCGATGTTACAACTAGATTTAGATATATGATTACTGCGGTTGATGGTAATTCTGATAGAGGTTTCATCAATAGATGGGTACAAAATAATTTCTTAGCTAGAGATACAAAAGCATTTAGAACATATGTTAAGGATATTAGTCCTGATATGGATATGAGATTTGTATTTACATCAGAAATAACAGGTGAATCGGAGGCGCTAGATATCCCATTTGGGATAAACTTTTTTTACCCTACCAACTAATTACAAAGTACAACTCCATACTCAAATTTGGGAAATGGTACATTATGGTAATGGGTTTACTTGGTCTGATGTTTATTTTATGCCAATACATCTTAGAAACTTTTATTTTAAACAATTAGTTGATTTTAAGAAAAAAGAAGCAGAGGAGAATAAAAAAGCACAATCAAAAGCAAGAATACCAAAAGTGAGGACACGATAATCCTCACTTTTTTATTATACAATATTTATACAATATAAATGTGAATTACCATGTCAACTAACAAAAAACAAATAAAAGAAGGTATATTTGATGCTGCAGATAGATTTGTAGCTAACTTCTTTGATAACTTAAGTAAAGGAGCAGCTGATACTATTATAAAGAAGGCTGAAAAAGCAAAATTACCTCCTGATGCAATCGCACATATGAAGAAGATGGAAAAGGATGCAATTGAATTTAGAAAATTCATGAAAGATTTGTAAATCAATTATAAGTGGCAGATAGCATATTACAATTTAATGATGATTCTACTAAAAATGTATCCGATAGAATACGTTTGATGAAAGAAGCTGTCAAAATAGCAAGACAGCAAGAAACACTCACGGATGCAGAATTAGCAAAATTAAGACAAATTGAAGCGTTAGAAGTAAAACTTTTGAATTATCAAAAGAAAAAATTAGAAAACGCAAGAACCTACGATAAAAAACAATTATCGATGGTGGCATCATCTGCCGGAGAATTAGCAAATTTAGAATCAATAAGTGATATTTACAGAAACTTAACTAGTGCACAATCACTAAGTTTGAGAATGGGAACTTTATCTTTAAAGTCCTCACTAGCTGCTGAAAATGCAGATGCATCCAAATATGAATTGGTAGAAGGTATATTAGGTGAAACGGCTAAATTAAATAACTTACAACAAAAGTTGGCAGAAACCGGCCCAGAAGATGTAGAGGCACAAAAATCTATAAGAGCTCAATATGATGCACAAGTTGATGCAATTAGACAGCGTGTGGCTGAAGCAAGGGCTAGTGGAGATTTAACTGCTGACCAGGTAACACATTTTGATAAAATAATAGAGAGACAGGCTAAAAATTTAAGTATAGCAGAGCAATATGCAACAGTTAGTAGTAAATCTAAAGAAATAGTACAAGGACAGATTGATGCATATAAAGCAGTTGAAAAAACCATAAGAGGTATTATTGGAACTGCTAAACTATTGTTTAGTAGTTGGAGAGGATTTGTGGGAGGTACACTTATAGCTGCTGGTATGGCTGCTGAAAAATTAGGAGCAACTGTTAGAGCAATGGGTGGCTATATGGGAGGGGTTACATTTTCAACCACAGCATTGGGATTGGTATTTAAGGATGCACAGGGTGTTGCTGAAGGATTAAATGCTGAGTTGGGTGGTATGAGTGATGTAACATTCCAAACTCAACTCAATACCAACTTAATGGCTACTAATATGGGTATTAGTGGACAGGAAGCAGCTTCATTGACTGGTAACTTTGCTAGATTGAATGGCAACTCTACATCAATAGCCGCTGATATGGCTGAGAGTACAAAGCAATTAGCAAAATCAAAGGGAGTAATGCCATCCGCTGTAATGAAAGATGTTGCTAAATCATCAAAAGCATTTGCTGAATATGGTAAAGATGGTGGAAAAAATATAGCTGAAGCAGCTGTTGCGGCAGCAAGGTTAGGCGTTAATATGGATAGTCTTACCAAAGTTGCAGACCATTTATTAGATTTTGAATCATCTATCACAGATGAATTAGAATTAGGCGCAATGTTGGGAAGAAATATAAATCTTAACAATGCTAGAGATTTAGCATATAGAGGACAGATTGGAGCAGCTGTAAAAGACGCATTACATCAATTAGGTGGTATTGATGCATATAATAAAATGGATGTTTTTCAAAAACGTCAAGCAGCAAAAGCATTAGGATTATCAACGGAAGAACTTGACAAAATGGTTAAGAATCAGGATAAACTTAATGATGATGGTACGTTGCAACTTACTACATTTGAGAGTTGGTCACAATCATTAACAGCATTTGCAACCGGCCCACTTGGTAGTGTATTGAAAACAATGGGTGGTTTAGTTTTATCTGGTGCACAATTTGGTGGAGCTCTTGCACAAATGGGATTCAATATTGGAGGAATGGTTAAAGGTACGTTCCAAATGCTTGGTAATTTTGCTAAAATGGCAGTAACTAAAGTGGCTGGGATGTTTGGTAAAAAGATATCATTTGGAGCTGGTAAAGGTCCTGAATTACCTGATACTAATAAAATAGCAGATGGGTCTGATAAAATGTCAAAAGGAAAAGGTGGAATAGGTGATAAGTTAAAAGACCTTGCTAAAGGATTAAAAGAGATGGGTAGTGGTAAAGTACTATTCGGAGCATTGAATTTAATACCAACTGGATTGGGATTTTTGGGAATGATACCTGGCTTACCAACTCTTTGGTTATTATCTAAAATGGATGTTAGTGGTGTTGGTAAAGGTTTGGGTGAGTTAGCAAAGGGGTTGAAAAAAATGGGTGATGGTAAAGTATTATTCGGAGCATTATCATTATCATTAGCTGGTTTGGCATTTGCAGTAATGACTCTTGGTGTTATTGGAATGGCCGCAGTTGCATTATTGGGAATTCCTACTGGTGTTGCATTAACTGCATTGGGTAAAGGATTTAAATCATTTGGTGATAATGCACTTAAAGGTGTATTGGTGTTTGGATTACTTGCTGGTGTAATTGGA